ACTCCTTTACGTTTGGTCATTATTTACCTACCTTTTTCATTGTCAGATTATGAGCTTCAGTAAAAGTTTTACCTTTTAACATCAACTTTTTCATTTCTTCCATGTGCTTTCTAGTATGAGTACCTTTTTTCTTATGTCGAGCTAAAGCATCTTGCTGTCTTTGGGTTAATGTTTTCATTTTTTCTTCCTCTTCTTCTTAGAACGCAATTTTTTAAAATCAGCAGAAGTAATTTTATCTCTAGGAGGTGCAACAGCAGCTAATTTGCGTTGTTTACCAGAATAAGAACCCTTTGGCATTGATTTTATCTATATAAAACCATATTACCGTTAAAACGGTTAATTTACACTTATTTTTTCTTCTTTTTTCGTCTATGTTGATATGTTATTTTTTTACTTCCTGTTTTTGCACGTTTAAATCTTGTTTTTTCGGCTGATGACATTTCTCCAGTAGTCTTAGGTGTCTTACTTGATACACGTTTACTAGGTCTACAGGCTGGATAGCCTCGTTTTTCGCCTTTTTGACGACCACAAGGCTTCCCCGTCTTAACATCTACCCATTTTTCTTTGAACCAACGGGTTAAACCACCACTACTTCTTGCCACTTTTTTTAGTACCAGAACGATAAGTACCACCACGCTTCTTATACTCTCGTACAAGCCATGCGTTAGCGTAAGCAGAAGGATAAACTTTAAATTTACGTTTAGCTTCTGACTTTACCCTAGAGTATAACGCTATTTACAGGAACATTCGCCACGTTTCTTACCTCCCTTTTTTTTCTTCTTCTTTTTCTTAGTCGTAGAATGGTACATGATAAGAATTAGGTAGTTCTTAGTATATTCTAAACGAAGTTTGGCCGAGTGTCTCTGGTTTTGCCAAGTTAAATTGTTGCAAACAAAGATACCCGAAAGCGTCAAATGCGTGATCAACCCCTAAATTTTTATTTGGCATACCTGTATTTGGTGCATATGTAAGAGTTCTAAGTGATTTTATTAATTCTTTACATCTTGGGTGGATAAATGTCCTTCGATCACCAGCTGCATCAAATAATGCTGTATTTACAGCAGTGATTTTGTCTCGAATCTTCCAAGGAGCCTTCGGACTGGACACGGTAAAACCACTTCTTCGTAAAATTGTATGATCTGTAAGTCCAACACCACTTGTTTTACGAGCACCACCCGTAGGGTCGGGACAAGTTATAACTCTTCGCTCAACACCATACCTATTTACCACTTCTTCGGCAAAATCCCATGTAGTTGCACCTCCTCGAAGGATGATTTCATCAAAAACATACAAATTTTCGTTGTTTTTTACCGCACATATGCCACAAAGAGGGTCAACGTTAAAATCAACCCCCATATACAGTGGCAACATATGTAAATCTTGTGCCTCAGCCGAAATATTGTCGTCATCAAAGCTAACTGCCACTAATCCCGTTAGATTTTCAAAGCTCGCTTCAAATTCCTGCCGAAATGTACGATTATCTAACTGACCCCTAGCTGCTTCAACTTCTTCTTTCGGAACATTACCCCCCTCAATCGTAGTAAAACTCCATCTTTTCCAATCACCACTTTCATCTTCGGGTACATAACACCATAAATCATAAAACCAACTTGCCGTACCATCAGGTGTTGAAATAAATAACGCCCACCCCTGTTTATCAGCTAAAGCAGGTCTTATGACTTCAGACCATACCTCTCTGTCCATAAATGCAGCTTCGTCAAGAACTACTCCGCTTAAACTACGGCCTCTTAATGCCATGGCGTTTTCAGTTCCCTTCAACTCAATAGTCGATTCATTTACTAATTCAATCTTTAAATCTGTTTCATTTTTAGATTTGATCCATTGCCTAGGCACTAACTTCTTTAATGTTTTCCATGCAATGTCCTTAGCCATTCGATAGGTAGGTGCACAATAAAAATACGTTTCCCCTGGTTTCGATATAGCACCCTTTAACAACTCAACACAACTTAAATAGCTTTTACCAAATCTTCTTCCAGCTACAAGCACCCTAAATCTTTCATCAGCTTTGAACACCTCCCCCTGTGCCCATCGTAAACTTAACGGTTCTGCTACTGCCATACAAAAATAATAACCTCTATTATCATAACAGCAACTTATTCTGTGCTTTATCAGTAAGTTCCCTGCCTATCTAAAATAAAAAAAATTTTTTGCAACTACACCCCCTATGTTAAGTTTTATTACAGATATTGCTCTTATACATATACTAGAGGGAATATCTGGTATAATAGAAGAGTAGGTAAAAGAGAAATCTTTTTCCGAACCTTGAAAACTTAATTAATTTTTCTGCTATGGACTTTAAGAAACAAGTCGTTAAGCACATTATGACGCTTAACCTTTCACCTCTTGAAAAGCAACACTTAATCTCATGTGTAGCCTTGGAACCGTGGGCAAAGGGTCAAACCTCTTCTGCATACGTTCCTGACTTTACTGTAAGTCTTGAAGGCAACTATGATGACTACCCTTTAGGTGATTACTAATGAGCTACCGCCACTCCTTTAATCCTCCGATCACTTACGGTGATGAGTGGGAACACTTCGTAGATGACGAGGCAAGATCTAGAGGCATTCCCTCAAACGATCAACAAGCACTCGAAGATCTCGAAGACGAACTCCGCACCAAGTGTGAGGACGCCTACGAAGATCGTCAACTCGAGGTTGCCGAGGATTTAGGGTTGCTATGAGCAACCTTATCTTCGACTCCTACAAGGAGACAAGGCTTGAAGAGATCGAGGAGCAACTCTATCAGGAAGATCCCCTCGATCCTTTCATTAGTAAAAAAGCCTACGAGATTCTTTGCGAAGAACTCAATCTGTAAACAACGAGGAGCTTCGGCTCCTCTTTATTTCTTAACTGCTATGAAATTTACTATCGGCTATCTAGCCTTTATGACAATTATTATGTTGTTACTCGGTACATGGGGAACCCATCAAAGGGACGCCATGACCGACTATTCTTCCATCACATGGGAGGAAACAAGGCCATGAAATTAATTACTAAGGAGCTTGAAAAAAAGCTCCCTTCCTTATACGAGCAAGACGGCAAAGGATACGAGGCTACAGCATACGCCAAGTTCTTCGACCCTTGTAGTAGTTGGACATGGTATGTGACAGAATACGATCCAAAAGAAAACCTTTGTTTCGGCTTAGTTGATGGATTAGAAAAGGAGCTTGGATACTTCTCAATACATGAGCTAGAATCCATTACTCGACCTTCCGGCCTAAAAATCGAAAGAGATATTCATTTTACACCAACTAAAATTTCAACTTTCATGTAAACAACGAGGAGCTTCGGCTCCTCTCTCACTCTTATTGCTATGTTAAAACTTAAAATCAACACTGAAAACCAGGCATTTCGCCAGGAGTCTTTTAATGGAGAATTTGACTTTCCCCAGGAAGGCCAGGAAGTTGCCAGGATACTTAGAGGCCTAGCTGACCAGGTCGAACACCTGGACAAACTCCAAGAATGCCAGCTCCCTTTGAGAGATCTCAACGGAAACACGGTTGGCTACTACCAGACCTGGACAGACCAGGGTAAAAGCCAGGGAGCGGTGATCAGTTCACCATACGCAACCTGGACTAATAACGATGATGAAACTGCATTTATTGAAGCAAACCAGGGGTTGACCTAATGACTAGACGAAGAGTTCCCAGTATTGACTACTGGGACTACTTCTGGCAACAATTCGACTCAATGTATTTTGAGGACTGCCAGGGGTATGCAGACTACGACCTGGTCTATAGGCGAACCAAAGAGCTGGTTGATAGTCAGCTTGAAATTCAGTAAACCTGGAGGCTTCGGCCTCCTTTTTTTTTGCCTAGAAACACCAGGACAAGACTAGGTAAACCTCCAGGGTGGGTTCAAGTCAGCAAAATTGAATGGTTTTTTGCGGTTTGCTCCCTTCAGAATCGCTTGTAAGCCTTCCGTTCCAAAGGTTGAATGTCTTAGTACCCTCGAAATTGAATGGATTTTACAGCTGGTGGCAAAATTGAATGCAAAATTGAATGCTCGATCTCTGCCTAACTCATGTCGATTTGTCAATAGTACACCTGTATTATACGAGATATGTGCATCAGGAGGCTAAAAATTGAATGCTTATTCTCGGCTTTCGATTTGAATATTGAGTGCAGGTGGCATATTTACATTCACCGCTTCTTGAGTCTCTCCATTTGCTCGACCTAGCGAATCTAAAATCATGTGCGCAGTTTGCAGTTGGCCTTTTTTCAAAGCCGCATTAAACAGTCTTTGTCTCATACTATGCAAACGAGAGAGTATATCGCTGCGATCTCTCTCTAAATCTTGTGAGTTCCATTCGGTTACTCTTTTCCAATCCGACCACGCTGTTTTTTCAGCAATGCCCTCTCTTTGTGCGTGTTGTAAAACTAATTGTCTTGTGGATAATCCATCTAATTGTTTAGTGTAAAGACGTTGACATCTTTGCTCAATATGAGTTTTTGGATTACGTTTGCCGTAAATATTTTTAATTCTTTCCAAATCTTTTTCTGACATTTCCAATAAAAAAGAGGTATTAAATTAATAATACCTCGTAAGTCTAGTTATGTGAAAGATTTTCTAACAATCCCACGAATCCGAAACACCATCCTCCCATTCTACTCTTGTGTGTTGTCTATCCATATCGCCTAAGTATCTATCTTCATCTTTCCATTTTTGCATTTCTTCGTGCGAATCGAAAGTGATTTGATACTTGACAATTTTTTCACAAGTAAATTCATAAGGATACATTTTCTGCCTCCATTTGTGTGATAAATCTTTGTTCGTTAAAATCCCAAATCTCCCCAAGTTTCATATCTTCTAAAAGATAATCTTTAATTTGATTAAGGATTGCATAACCTAAAGATTTATCATGGTTTTCATGTTCACAAGATTGATAATCATAATTATTGACTATCCCAACTAAATAACCGCTTTGTTTTTTGTCGATCCAATTAACAACACAATTAGAAAGTCTATAGATATAAGAATCTCTAAACATATCGGAAGGATTAGAATATCTTGCATTTAGTGAGTTTTTGTTTTCTCTTAATAAAGTATTAAAAACTAATTCGTATAAATCATTATGAGAATTTTTCAAAAGTCTTTCAAAATGTTCATCTATATGATGTTGAAAATCAGCATAAAGTCTAAGAGGATCTTTACAATCGGTTCTAGTTTTGTAGTAAGAATCTTTGTAAGCAATTCTCATTGCTCTTTTGTAAGCTGAAGATTTGGAAGGATCGTCCCAAGATTTACCACTTTTAATAAACCAATAAGTAGACAATGCGTTAAGAGTATCGTCCGAACATAGATAAGCTGACATAGCGAATAAAGTAAACTACTCCTTTATTATAGCAGTTATTTCTTAGTATTTGCAATCATTTTAGAAAATTTTATTGAATTTCCTTTAGTTGATGCAAGTATAAAAATATCTAATAATTTCATCAATCTCATTTTTCTATTAGTAGAATATTTTGAATGTTTTATAAAAGAAATCATAGTTGTTAATAAGAACCATTGATCATTAAATGAAAGTTTAATTTCATTTGGTTTTGGTTGATCTTGTTCATTTTGTTGTCTCAACAATAAATCTTTAATTCTTCCCATAATTGAATGTTTTTATCTATATATATGCTAGTATATTAGAGTAGTTAATGTCTAGTGCCTATGGTTAATTCAAGACGTTCCAATGAACTTCGATCTCAAGATTTAGAAAGGTTGAAACGTCTTTTAGATTTAGGAATTTCTCCAAAAGGAGTTCGTGCATATGCCCAAAGTACATTTAATGTATCAAGGCAACAAGCACATAGAGATACAGTCAAAGCAATGACTGATCGTTCCAAAGATAAAAGGGTTGAACCTTTAAAAAATGAAAACAAGAAAATGCTTGCTTCGGCAATGAATCTTCACCTGATCCTGAATGGTCTGATGAACAATTTGAAAAATCTGTCTCATAAAACAATTATTTTTTTCTCATAAAACGCTATGACACAATCAAAACGCAAAAAAGTTATTCTCGAAAACGACCCACTCTATAAAGAAAAGAAAGAGTGGTCAAATAGATTTGCCTTTCTATATGGCAAAAAAATTGTTGGAATTCGTTATTTAACAGAAGAAGAAACCGAAGCAAGCGGTTGGTATTCTTCTCCAATAGTTATTGAACTAAGTGATGGTTCAGCATTAATACCACAATCTGATGATGAAGGTAATGATGGAGGTGCATTATGGATTGCCAACTCAAAAGGCAAAGAAGATTTAGCTCCCGTAATTAGAGGTTAATTATGATTAAATCACTCGACCCACTCGGAGAAGTCCTTACTAAAAAAGAAATCAAGTTTTTAGCTGAGATTTTTACAGATGCTTGGTATTCACTTGATATTGAAAACATGAACGAAGAGGGAAAGTCTCTTTTTATTTCTATTGAACAAAAAATTAAGGAGCTTAATGATGCCTAATTGGACTACAAACGAAGTTACGTTTTCTTCAGCAAAAACAACAAACATTAAAAAAATTAAGGAGATCTTTAAAAAGGGATCTCCATTTGGCCAACTTATTAAAGAGCCTAATTGGTCTACCGTTCCATTAAAAGGAAATGAAAAAGTTAGCTATTACCAAGAGAAGTCTTTAGGTAAAAAAGGAGAGCTACCTATCATTGAAGAATTTAAATTAAATAACGGAGAAGTAATGAAGTTATTTAAATTTAAATCTACAAATGAACAAGATACACGTTGGTATGATTGGCGGTTGGAAAAATGGGACACCAAATGGGACGTTCCAAAAGATGAAATCGAAATTACTGAAATTAACAATGGTTCTATTGTTATTGGTTTCGATACCGCATGGTGTCCACCCTACTCTATATATAGAAAACTTAGAGATAAATTTAAAGATGTAAAAATCGAATGGTGGGCAAGAGATGAAGATGATGACACTAATGGGGAGGGTTATTATTTAAAATGACTTTCTCTAATTTTAAACAAACAATCATTTCATCTAAATACTACAAAGATGAAGATATACATGAGCTATGGAAAATTCTTGGTCGAATAGCTGATGATACAAGCAACTCGATAAATCCATCACAAGATGCTGAAATTTTTATAGGATATTACGAATGAAACTTGATGAAATTTACAAACAACTTTCGGATTATGCTTCTCAACAAGAGAAGCTAATCTGTCGGTTTCCATGTGATGCTGAATATAACGTCCCAAGTTGGGATAATATATATGATGCTTTGGATTCTCTTGATTCAATAATTAATTACGAACCAAGTGATGCAGAATTAGAAGCATACAATAATTCTTATTCTGACCCACCTCATGTTGTAAATCAAAAAATGTTGGAAATGAAAAGCGAATCTCATGGGAGGAAATTTGTATGAAACATAAAGAGTACAAACAAAAAAGGGCATCACTTGATGATGCCTACTTATTCGGAGAGATCACACTCTCCGATTATGCTAAAGAATCGCAAAATTTAGATACTAAATATTATCAAATTAAAAACGATAATAAAATTAATAAGGAGTATAAAAATGAGAAAAGAAAATAAAGAATATTTATATGATCTTTTACAAGAAAGATTATCTTTACTTGACGAAAGAACAGAACAAGAATGGGAAGATGCAGCCGACCCAAAAGGCCAAGAAATGATCATATTAGCTGAAACAATCGGCTATCTAAATGATTTATTGAACTAAATCCAGCTGAACTAAAAATTTCCAGGATTTCAAAAACCTGGATTTTTTTTATTTAAATTTATTATATTTGTGCATTCTTTCTTCAAATTTTGCCATTGCACCTAATAATTCATACTCATTCATTATTCTCTCTTGAATGGCTCCATCTTCTTTCGCAATAATTATCGCAGCTTGCTTTGCTTGAATGCCAGTTAAGTGTTTTAATCCCATATTGTATGCACCGAGCTGGCAAAAATAATCCTCTAAATATTTATCAGGTTTATCTTTCATAGAACCAGTTGTCTTAAAGTCAGTTATAGTCAGCTTTCCGTCAATATCGAGCAAACAATCTGCCGTACCAGCAAACCCTAATGGGTGATAAATACTAAATTCTATACTATGAATGGAAGTTATTGATCCTCCATCAATCCAATCTGCCAAACCTCTGGCGTGTAGTTCAGCAAGCCAATGTACTTTAGGCGAGCCTCCTTTCGCTTTCTTAATCGCCCATTCTGTGACGCTTTTCGGAGAACGTGCCAAACCATCTTCATATGTTGTCCAAGAGTTTCGTTCATTGCAAGTGTTTCTGATAAGTTGTGATGCTGTTTTTAATATGTATTCGCAGTGTGAATGGGCTTTCGTTCCTCTATTCGCTGCTTGTTTTCTTATACTTTCACTTCCAGGTTTTGCCAACCACTTATTTAATGCTTCTTTATCTCTTTTATTTTTAGTTTCACTAAGTATATGAGTTACTGAATGGTATTCTTTACCTTCCGTATCTCTATAAACTCTGTGATCACCGCCATCTATACGCTCCAAACTCTTGTTCCGTAACACTGCAAGAGCGTCTTGTTTGTCTACTCCATCAAGTGTTAGTTGCATTAGATATACTTTCCCATCTTGATTTTACCTTAAAACTCGGTTTTGGCAATGTCTAAATCGGTAACATCTATCCATCTACCCTTTTCATACAAGAAAATTAGCTCATTATCAGGGTCGTAATAGATCTGACCTTCGTATGGCTCTCTTGGGAGTCTAACTTTTACCATTTTTTTCCTCAAAATTTTTAATTTCAGTAGTTAAAAAATTACACATAACTTTAAGTCTCCTTAATTGTCTTGGGTTTTTATCAGATTGTGCAATCATTCTTAATGTTAAGAGGCTAAATTGCTTAAAATCTTTTTCATATTTTTCTTGTTCAGTAAGTTTTTGCCTTTTCATTTTTTAACCAATGATCAATAAGTTTTTTAAGTTCTTGAATGCGTTTTTGTGCAGATTCAATTCGTTCTTGTTTTTTCATAGAAAAGTTTGGGTCTTACAGGTTGTCCTTGCTTACTGGAAAAGGCTATGAACCTACCTGACAGGAGGCTTGTGGTTCTTTTCCGTCCTCGATGGGAACTCATATCAGCTTTTACAATAACCCTTGGAAAAATGCCAACCACGAACATTCGGAGGAGAGTAAAAGGAGCAGCAAGGTTAGGTAGTAAAAATACTAAAACTACTAACCCCGCCCAGACTCTACTATTAGTCTGCCATCTCCTCTAGTGGGTTTCCACCTACAAGTAGATTTTCTAAATAAAATCCATCATCTATTCTCTGTTCATAAGCCTTCTTGACTTCAGCTTTATGCTTTGGTGATTGTGGCTTTGGAATAAGAGTATAACTTGTAAATTCTCTTTTTTTGTCACCTTCTCCTCTTAACTCTTTCTTTTGAGTTAATTTCCAATTCCAATCAGATAGTTGTTCGTAGCCTTCTTCTGCTGCAAAATCAAGTAATTGTTTTCTAATACTTGGTAAATCAAGAGCAAATATCTTGATACATTGTTCATCAAAAGAATAAATAGGCCATGTCATAACTTTAGATATAGTTTTGAATGGTCTTTCTTTATTTCTATTCTTAGGATCGTTAGCGTCCCAATAGTTATTCTTCTGTCTCTCCCAATCTCCGCCTAAAACTGTAAGAATAGTATCTTCATTAGGCATTTCAGTAAACTGAAAAGTTCTTGCAGATGAATAATCTTCATAATGAGTACCTGCTGGTACAGCCCATACACTGAAATAACGTAAAGGCTCTTCAACGCATAATGCGAAAGTTGTGGAAGCCTCTTCCTGGACAGTTGCACCTAATTTATTAGGCTTAAGAAATAAACTTCCGAGTTCAGAATCAGTTTTTACTTCATTCTGAGAAAGGTCTGTGTCTAAAAGTTGCATGATTTTGTGCTTTTTGAGTGAATC